AGCACAATCATACGTCTTAAGATCAGTTCGAGCGGGTTGAGGCCCGATACGAACAAACTTTGCATCACTATTCCTGTGCATCTCTCTAGGATCAAGGATCAAATTGCCGCTTTGATAGGGCATGAAATCCGAGTGGGGATCTGTATCCTCCATTTGCTGTTGCGTCGTCGGTATAGGGTCCGAAGCGTCGTAGTCTGCTGACAAAACGACACGACCAGTAGTACCAGCAGTAGCAAAACCAGAGACGCGAGGCCGATAATAAAATTCTAATGCCCTAAACTCATATTTCTCCCATTGAGCTGCTTCTTTAGCAAGCCAAGGAAATGTTCCAGCCTGTCCAGGATTAACAGCGTAGCTGGTGAATCCACCTGCAGTGTTTCCGGCAACCAGGCCAATGTATTCGTCCTGTATAACCGTAGCAACTCGCTTTCCTCTACCTGAGGACCAAGTTGGGAACATACCACCGAGGTTATTTGGTCCACTTCCATTCTGTCGACGGGAACCCCTGCCTTTTCTCCCACCGCGCTTTCGCGGCCGAGCGACAGGTTGCGTAATGACTGTTCCAGCAGCGACACGTCTCGCTGGAGCTTTTCCCTTCTTTGTACTCTTCCTTGCAGCCTTCTTTGGCGCAGCAGGGAAGCTTTTAAATAGCGGTGTGGCATAGCTTTGCATCAGGTCCACGTGGGGATCTTTTAAAACAGACTGGTACTCATGTACTCCTTTACTTGTAGACTGTTTTATTTCGTCAGGAAAAAAGTAACCCTCGGATCGACCTTTTCTCCACATGGTTAACATTCTCTGCTCATTAGGCAGTGCGTTAAATATACTCTGCCATTCCTTAGTCAGGACTCTGCCTGAATCATAGAAATACTGGTATATTAGATGCGAGGCATAAGGCTCCAAATAATTAAAAACCTCTTCGTACGCCCAAAGATTAACTAATAGACTTGCAACACGCATAGCGTTAGCACAATAGTCTACTTTACCATCCTTGGTTTTTAAATACGAAAACGAGGAAATAATCTTATCGAGCCGACCACCGGCTACTGCAATTTTCTTGTCTTTCCAAAAACTAACTGAACGCGGATACAAACGGTGACTAAAGAAAGTCAAATCCATAGCATTACGTGGATCCAATACATCACTTTCAACATAAATGCCTCTTTTTTCAGCCCATAAGGCATATGCGGTTATTGTAAACCACGGGCAACGTGTTGAAAATGCTAGATCATCACCACCACAGAGAAGTTCTAAATTGTCGCGCATATACTGTATGCTACAATGCTCACCGTGGACTTCATGGTAAATATCCATAAAAGATTCACAAACTTGACGATAGTTTTTAAGAGTATTAGTAACAGTTGTCAAGTACCATCCAGACGGTTGAAAAGCAAGTTGGTAGAGATAACCACCAACAAACACCAGTGGGCATTGAGCTAAATTAAATAGCATGTCTACACCAGCGTGATACATCTCTGCTAAACCATCCTTCATGAAATCTCGTTCAGGCTCTCCGTCTCTATAACTGATATCCCATCCGCCATGATCTGCGTCATAAGCATTAGGGTGTTTGTTCAATCTATTAAAAGAATCCGACAAACCTTGGCCAAAAATATCCATTCCAACAGCAGAAGCATGATGCCCGAAAGATTCGGTCAAACCATCTGCTTTCTTTTGAAACAACATCGCACAAGCCAAGTGGTGGTGGAAAGGAGCAGGACAAAAAA